TGCTTTCACGATTTGATCTGTAGGTTTACCAGCCAAAAACTTGTTAACAACTGTATCCACATTAAAATAGGTCGAATCTGTGTCAATGTAAGTCAGGTATTGAACTGACTTAGTACCGAACCTACGATTCAGGGCGGTATCAATATCTCGTTCAATTGTTCTTAGAATTTGCTGCCCAGTTAGTGTAATCGATTCAGCTACATCTGGGTTGAAGAAACGGAACCCTTCTTGAGCATAAGCTCCGAAAAGAGAGTTCATCGCGATCTTGATTGCCATTTGCTTAGCATTCAATGCTGCAATTTTTGATTGTAGCTCTGGATTCTTAGTCTGTTCATATTCAGATTCGGTCTGAAGCATCAGTTTCTTGGTTGTTTTCCTCTCTGCCATCAGATCAGTAATCAACTTAGGAATAAACCCCTGTCCATCACGCTTGAACATAGCTCCAATAGAAGAAACGGCAAAATTCTGTTCTTTAGCCATATGTTCAAGATTTGCCGAACCATCCATCATCTGGTCAACAGTGACCGGTATTCTTCCAATATATTTTTCTGGACTGATATTCAGAGACTGCATGATTGATGGGTACAGACTTGTTGCATCCAGAGAAGTCATCCAACCATAGAAACCCTCACGAGGTTCCTTAACATACGCACCTTCAATATTTCGTGAGCCAACATGTTTACGTTGCGGTACCACAATTTTCTCTGCCAACAAAGTATTGGTGATCAGAGAATCCCACAGTTTAACCGGACTGAACACATCGTCAAAGTTGATCTTAGCCTTGTAAGCCAGAGCTAGAGCCACATCAATCAATTTCAGTTTGTTATCAAGTTCAGTAACCAACCGGGTGTCGATAACGTTGTAGTTTACAAACGTATCCCAGTGATTTTCAATATTATCATTAAAGCTAGTACCAGGTAGATCCAATTTTGTATGACCCAGTTCTTCTTCGGCGATAAACTTTAGACTGTAACTTTCCTGTTTCACGTAAGTGAATTTCTTGTATAGAGCAAGATAATCAAGGATTGCTACACCCGGAATAGAGCAGGTGACTTCCTCATTCCCTTTGACGAACAGCTTGTCGACCTTGCAGATATCCCATGGGCTCAGTTTCTTTGATTCACCTTCACCAAGAATCCTCTCAATACGGTTCGCAATATACGGAATATCGAATGTTTCGATGTTCCAACCAGTAATGATATCTGGATCAACCTGGCGCCAGAACTGAAGGAACAACTTCAGAAGCTGGTATTCATCTTTGCAGTAAGTGTACTTTGTGTCGGTGCCAGAATAGGGTTTTGATCCGAATGTATAACACCGGTTCGTGTTCACATTCTGGAGGGTAATCAGTACAATTTCACCATCGGCACTGGCTGGTTCGGGGAATCCAGAATCAGGTATGATTGTCTCGATATCAATTGACCAGATTGACAGCTTGGAAACATCCGGTGTGATATCCCATGGGTACCGTTCGCCCATAAACTGAAGCGCATAATTCAACTGACCGAAAATTTCAAACCCATCCAATCCATCGTATTTCTTGACGAAATCGCGGGTATCACGGATAGATCCTGGCTGCACTGACTTGACTTTATCTCCATACAAACTTGTGTATTCTGCCGGAGCATCAGACCGATCTGTTACATATACAGTAGGCTGCCACTGAATTTTATGATGGCGACGGACACCATTTTCATCTACTTCTTTGAGAAGAATATTAGATCCATTAACTGAACAATTTGTGTAAAACGATTTCAAAGTTCTCCCTTTCAGTAAACATCATAGCTAAATCGAAAGCGCCGTCGAACACCGAGCCATGAACGGAGTTAATCCTCCTAAAAGTACTATATCATACTCCTAGGGAATTTTATATGAAAGAAACAACACCATATTTTTATATGATGAAACACGTGTCATCCGAAAAAATTTACTGTGGCTCAAGATGGAAAGAAGGTACTTCAATAATTGTAAACTAAAAGATCTAGTCACTCTTCCCGTAGAACATCATAGCTAAATCATGACTTGCATCGTGGACTGGATTATGTGCTAAGTACATTTCTGGTTTGAATCCAATACACTTTTCCGGATCCACATCAATATACCCATTCTTGGCTACACCCGGATAGATAAAATCCAGCGCAGTACGAACATCTCTGTACCTATTATATCCGAAAAGTACCGGTGAATTAACTTGCCTGAACAAACTGTCAATACACATTGCGTCTAAAGAACCTCGGGTCCAGACAAACTCCGTTTCAGTTGGGTCTTTCTCTAGTACCCATTTACGGAGAATTTTTGCCGCTTCAGAAGCGGACATATCATTTTTAGATGGTTTAATAGCTTGTGATTTCTGAAGATCACCTTGTTTATCCCACCATTGAAGCGTACTCTTATCTACTTTGCGACCGAACTTCTCAATCTGTTCTTTGGCATCAAGTTTAACAAAGATGGAATTATCTAAAATTTCTTGATAAGTTTTAGGTGATACATCGGCAGCATGTACTATACCGATAGAAAGAATGACACTGTTACTTTCAGTGCCTAGTGTTTCAATGTCTAGAGCAAAAATTTTAGTTCTCCTTGTGATGGATCATAATCCATTATATCATAAGTGGAGAACAGTTTACATTGGATCTAGATGTTTCCCTTCGGCACATTCTTCTATAAACGCTACCGCATATTCCTCTTCGGTGAAATATCTAATCATGAATATATTAGCATCACGAGCACTCATAGCGAGCACCATTATATTTGCATGATCACTAACACTGATTCTAAACAACCAGTCGTTCTTTAGAATCATAGGAAATATGGATAATCGTTTTATTTTATTCACAAGCTAAAAGGGTAGCCGAAGCTACCCTGTTCCTCAAATATTAGATTGTTCGTTGAGTAGTTGAGGATATTTATCCGCTTGTGGAGCAGAAATATTGATGCGTTTTGGCTTCTCTTCTTCTGGGATTAGTTTCTCCATATAAACACGAAGAATGCCATTAAGCAGTTCTGCGTTCCGGACTTGAACATTATCCATCAGAGTGAACTTGCGCTCGAAACCACGATAAGCGAATCCCTGATGTAGGAATTCACCGGGTAAAGTATATGGATCATGTCCCTTGCTGGAAATCGTGAGAATATTTTTCTCTAGTGTGATTTCAATATCAGCAATGGTAAACCCAGCCACGGCTAGTTCAATCTGGTAAGTGTTATCACCAGTCTTGCGGATGTTATATGGCGGGAAACCAGACATCTTAGAAAGCGACGAAGCCGCTACTCGATGAGCATCAATCAAAGATTCAACGCCAATACCAGTTTTCCACATATCATCAAAAATTTTCTGAATATCAGTTTTCATTTTACTCTCCTATAAGGCAAAGTTAGTCGTGAGCCCATAAGGCACTCACGTTTGGAGAACCATTCTCCAACCGTTTCACTGATCGGTTTTTTTCATCCGATCTGAAAGCATCTTGTATTTCGGTTTAATAACCCAACTAGATTTTTCTTTGTGAGGTATAACCTTAATATTACTAAGATTTGTAGTAGTAATCGGTTCTTTGAGAATCAATTTACAAAGTCCCCACTGCTCCAATAACTTAGCAATAGTATTTCTTCGCACCAAGTCGTCCATAGTCATATCAAAATGTTTACCTTCTAATGCAAACATTTCTTTAAAGTGCACAATGAAATACCGCCCCTTTTTATGCAAGATGTGACAACTGGGATACAGTATCTTTTCTTTTTTACTTGCAATACCAATACGACTCAGTGTTTCTCTAATTTTCAAAAATGAATCTGGATCTTCAATACTGATTTCTAATAGCTGTTCAGGGCCAGTCCAGTCGATTAAAATTTCATATTCATGTTGCATTTTTGCCACCTGTATTCAAAGACATTCTAAGTTTTTCCAAATCGGAAGTATTTAGAATCTTCAAATACTGCTCAGCAACTTTCCTATTACATTTATAGACTGTTTGCACAAGCTGTATATCTTCATCAGTTACAGCTTTAACCCACTTAGTAAAAGGTCTCCGTTTCTTGTTAACAGAACTGAACAGAAATTGATAATGTAGATCATCAGGCAAACGATCATGATTTACAAGCTGAGCCAACATAACGGTGTCGTAATGATACGACAGACCGCGGTTAGTCATGAACTGTTTGTATTCTCCAGGAGAAGTTTCTGGGTTCCAGATAGGATCTTTACCAGAAAGAATATTACCGATGTAATCAAATGGGCTTGCCATATTATTTCCACTGTGCGGTAACCATAACCTCAAC